CTAACCCCTGAATTTTACAAAATTTCCTGGGGATTTTTGCCAGTTGCACAGAGCGTCTTCGAGAACCTGCATGCCGACGCCTAGTACTGCGTCCAACTGCTGAATTTTTTGCTCCAACTCTGCCGCAGAAATATTTGCCGATGTTGCTCCGCCAAAAAGTAGGCGTGCTCCTCTGAGGGGGCCAGTTGCTTCCGCCATATAGGTCGAGTCTGCGACGATTGTTGAAATACCTACCTTAGCGATCATGGTAAGGTAATCAAACTTTCCTGTTCGACCGAACCGCTTTACAGCCCCCATGGTTTTATAGAGAATGCCAAACGCAACTCTAGGGTCTCCACCAGATTGAGCCAGCGCGTTAGTAAATAGGTTCGTATGGGAGCCATGCTGCATAACCCAATTCACGTAGCTCTCAATAACTTCCCCCGTCGAGTTTGACTTGGATGGATCGAGAGTCTCGTACTTTCGGTGATTCCCAAATTTCCGGCCACCACTCCTTAATTCTGCCTGATTATTGGCAATCCATTGGCTCATGTCCAAAGGTTGGGTGCTGACCAATGGCCATGTCCAGTTGAACCCTGCGCCGAGAGCTCCGTACACGTCTTTGGTTAAGAGCCAACCCGTTCGACTAGCTTTCCCGAAATGTGTTGCCAAGAAAACTAGCCAACTTGCCTCTTCAAAATTTCCAACCTGCGCATTTAAGACTGCAGCACGGATTGGATCAAAGTAATTACTGTCAGGATCAATGCGGTTAGCGCTGATATTCCTTGAGGCAATCGCACTTACATAGTCTACTCGACGAATACTTTCTACCAACTGCTCCACAAGCGCAGTTTTGTTTTCTATTGCACGGATTCCGGGTAGCTGTAAACCATTATTCAAAGCCTGATCGAGTTTGGTACTCAATGACTGCTTGACAGGTAATCTAGGGTTTGGCAATTAGAATCTCCTTAGTCTTTTTCGTGATCCATTCTTGAATAGAAGTTCGTACCGTAGATGTTACGCCGTAGCTGCTTTGGATGTTGTGATTATATCCTAATATGTAGATCTCTCTTCCTAGCTCATTACTTCCTATTCGTGAAATTTTACCTTCATAGCTATATCCTTTGATATGATTTCCATTTTTTCTCGGTAAGCTCCATTCATCTTTAGTTTTTTTGATGAAGGTGACGTCAGTAGCCTTTTCGAAATTTTCAACTACAGTCTTGCCGTTTAATACTAGTATTTTGATTGGCGAATATTTTAGAACTTGACCGAGGAAGCCTGCAGATATAGATAGCAAAGATTCACGTTGCCAAGGTTTCAAAAATGCCCATTTCACGCTTGTTGCATACGGGATGAGATCCAAATGGCAGGCATGGAATAATGAGCTATAAAATGAATCATTAGTCCCTTTCAGCAAAAGGTCTAACGGCTTGAACCAAGCATCATAAGGATTTCTGGAAAAATACTCTGTGCAAGAGGTATGTATAGCTTCTAGCTGAGGCAGGCTCAATTCATTCCAGTTAGCCAACTGAAAAGAATTTAGCGTGTGGAATCTACGTGCGGATTCGGTGAGCTCTTTGCCCTCAGATGATACGAATTCTCGGTCGCTCGGATTTAAACCGACTGTGGCAATAGTTGTCTTGCAAGGGTCTCCAAAATACGGAATTGGAGCAGCCCATTTAATCACATCAAATTTGTCGAGTAGTTGATCCGAAATGAGGCTTGTCATTTTTTGCAATATGCTAAGCTGAGTCTCAGGGAGCGAGTTTAAATCAATGTGTTCAGGCAATTTATGCTCCATTTCCCTGGATTAACATGATTTTTTTCGTGACAAACCTTTGTAGTTCTAAGTTCGTTATAGATTGCTCTATATTTTTAAGCTCTGTGATTTTTTTATGTTTTACAAGATTAAACGCTTCAAGCAGAAGAGATAAGTCTCTCCAATAGACATCTGTATGTTTGCCAGAGATTCTTGTATTGCTCAGTCGCAGTTCTCTTTCATGCTTAAGTAGCCGTAGGACATTGCTCGTCTGATCGCCATTAGGCATCGGCGGCATGCTAACCTTTTCTTGCCAGCCTTCATTTTGGAAACCTTGAATCTTAGCGAGGTCTTCCATGTATATATGTAGGCTTGTGGCGTAGTGTCCGTATTCTCCCATGGGAAGCTCGAGTCTGCGCGCGACCAATTCTTGAAGCATCGTGAACGCGAAGATATCGTGGGGAAGACCTTTGAATGCATCATTTGAACGCATGGATGTATAAAGACTGAGTTTTCCGTCTCTAACCATAAATTGAAGTGTACAGGTACAAGGTATATCTTTGTGCTGCGCTTTGATGTCTGAGCTAGAAAACAACTGGACAACTGCTTTCCGGGTTGAGCTTTGCCGCTGTAAGGCTAGGATGATCGATGGAATTTGACCATCAACACCAAATAATTTTGGACCATAAGCTCCAAATATGGTTTTGCCGTCATCCGAGTACTTACAATAGTTTTGTATATAATACTGAATTTGATCTAGTTTGTTAGATCCTGATAAGTACCATAGAAGCTCACCTAAGCAGCTGAAGATAGTTCCTTTACCCTCGGTGCGGCTTAACCTACCTAGCGGATCCGTCAGTTTCAGCAAAACACCGGATAACTCCTTAGTTTTGCCTTTCGTGGGATGCACTTCCGTACCATCGTCCAGAATTTTTTTGAATATCTTCTTTAATAGGTCATCAACGGTATCGCCTTGTATAAACACTCGTAGCTCCAATCAGGACTTGTGCTTAAAACAAAAAATTCAATTGTGGAGTTTCATTTGTGCTTCTTTTTTGGTATTCCACTTTTAGTTTTTTGGCACATTCTATAATCTGCTTTCTTGTGCCTGGAACTGCTCCGAGCTGAATTGCTCTTTCGCGTACCGCAAGCTTTATGTCGTAGTGCGGATATGATGCGGAGCTTTGAAACCATTGTCGACGAAGGCCTATCAGTGACGCGAAATTGTGCAGTTCCTCTAGTGTATCAGCGACTAGATGACACCATTCACTGCCAGCCCATTTAACTTTGACATTGTCAACGTAAATAGTCATAGAGCATGCCCGCGACATGTGCGTGCTATAGGAATTATTGATGGAAAAATAATCATTCTGCCGTCCTTGGTTTGGGGGTCGTAGGACTTTAGCATGGTCGAGTAGAGGGAGGAATAGTCAAGGCATGGTAAATTCATAGGTTCATGCGATTCATCGGCAGAAAAGCCAGTACTAGGTTAAACGCCAGCCCGACGCACATCTCTACTGCCGCAAGAAGCTGCCAGGTCTCCTGAGAGTTAACGAGCCTTACCCAGTTTTCACTTCAGTTTTGGACTGGTTTCAGTCGTGTTTACGCTGTGACAGCTTTGGGTCATCACAGTCAGAATGTCGTTCAGAGATCAATTACCCATGTTTTGCCTAGCCGATGATTTAACAACCGTATAGTCAGCAAGTAGTAGTATCGCGTAGCCAAACTTTGCCTGTTCAAGCGACGATTAAGGAACCAGGTCAAGTGTTTTCTCTGCCATGCCCAAGGCGTTTCTCGATGCCAGCGCTTTGCGATTTCTGCTTGGATGATTTTTGCCTGTCTCACATGACGTTGTCGAGTTGCGTGTGAGCCGGTCAGCACTCCAGCCAGGAACAACTCCATATCGAATGGCCTACTCATGCCCGACCTCCAATGTAGGCCGCGATCACCTCCATCCGACCATGCCCCAGTTCATAGCTAATTTGCCACCGGGCCTCATGGTCAAGATTCCTATCTACATGGCAACATTGGCCGCCGTTGATAGGCGCGCGATTTTGGGTGATTTGTTCATAGCGCTCACATGCGTACGCTGCTCGTAGTTCATGGAAGCCTTTCAGATTGTATGTATGCAGGATGTCCCGCGCAGGGCGGATGGTTTCCTGCAGAAAATTTAGGTAGCTCTCGTGTGGCGCAATCAGGTTGCGGCTACCCGTAGGCAAAACCTGTCGTGCGAATCCAAGAGCACCTCGAACATGGTCGTCAATCGCAATCCAACGGGGGGCCGAGGCTCCGGCGCGGCCGCCTTTGGTGCCATCTTGAATGTTAATTCTGCCTAGCTCTTTAGCCTCATGGCTCAGCCGTGGCAGGTCTGCCAGGATGGCCTCACGTAAGCGCATGCCGGTGGCTCGCGCCAACAGAACGATCGCGGCGGCCCGCAGATGATCACGAATGCAAAGTGCATCGACAATCTGCTTAACCTGTTCGCGGTCTTGGCCCTGAGGCACCGAGTGTCGAACCCCGGTGCGCTGCATACCCAATGCCTTGCTTGGACTTGGCAATTTCACGCACTGATCACCGCGAAGCGCCGCCATGGTTCTGTTAACGCTGGATAGTCGGTTTTGTGCGGTACTGATGGCGAGGTCACCGCGCCTAACCACGTCGTGCAGATACGCCGCATAGTCCGCCAGTACCTTCCGATCAATCTGCCGCGCATCGTTGATACCTGGCCCTTGTTCGGAGCGGCACCATTTGACGAATGCCCGCCACCGATCACAGTGTGCCTTGACCGTGCCGTAGTGGCCTCCGTCGAACATATCTTTCAGCGCCTGCGGACCTGCGTAGCTCAATTGTCTGCCGTAGCCGAAATTACGGCCATCGCGTCTACCCACCAATGCCATGTCGATCACCTCATCTGCCGTTCTCCGATCCTCGCCCCACGTCATCCCGCCAAGAATGCTGAGTGTTATCAGGGATCAAGGCCCCTGCGACCTGTGGGGAGTGTCCTCTACGCGGGACTGGCGGCTCCTTACGACCGGGAGCAAGGGCATCTCATGATCTGGCCTCCTGAGCACCGTTACCGGTGGGCGGGTGGAGGCTGCATTGGCTGACGAGACCAGTGCCGCGAGATCCTGAGCCGTGTGCAAGCAGCAATGCGATGACCGGGGCATGCCTGACTGTCAGTCAGGTGCAGTCCATTCCTTGGTCTGCGGCACCATCATCTACAGCGCTGTTGCTAGTGGCATCGGCGTTTGTCACGCCGATTGTCACGAGGGGGAATGCCGCAAAGCCATGTGCGATCAGGGCTGCAGCAGTGGTAGAAGTGCCCGTCTCTTTCCAGAAGAAAGAGACGGGCGCAGGTTGGCGCAACATTCGGCCAAGCGGATAGGTTGCTGCAGGGCAGCGAGGTACGGTGTATCTGGCGCACGAGCGCTATGTGTGTAAGAGCATCCATCACATGGGTAGTGACCGGGCGAGCTGCCGGATGCGAATCGCCCTTGGGGAGAACCACCGCGGGAGCGGCGTGACCTTTAAGGTTCGGGTCACCTAGGGTGCTGTCATCGACAGCGCTTGCAACTCCCGGTCTACGCCTGTGGACAATATTCGTCAAGCAAAGCGATTTCAGGGATTTAGCGCCTGTGGATAAAACTATCCCTCGGTGGACATCAGTGGTTTTCCACAGACGTAAGCTGTGCCAGCAGTTTTTTTCTTAGGTATGGTCCTTTCAAGCGGGGCGGCTTTGCAGCCCCGTTTGAAAGGACCCGCGCGGAGGAGCTTCATGGGGTGCTGTGGGTAACTTCACAGCGAGTTTGAGGTGGCGGTGCGGCGGGTTACTCGGGCCTCTTGGCACTGCGCAGGTGCGTGACGTTCTCGCCCGTCTGCTTGGCAAACTCATGCGGCGTCACATGGTCCTCGCGGTTCGCCTCCAGAAACCGGCTCCACCAGGTCATGATCATCCGGCGCTCTTCGAGGAACTCGGCCTTGTGGGTATAAGCAGCCCGCACGTTGTTGCGTTCCTTGTGGCTCATCTGCCGCTCGATAGTCGTTTCCGACCACAGCCCGGACTCGACCAGCGCACTGCACGCCATGGCTCGGAACCCGTGCCCGCAGACATCCACCTTGGTGTCATAGCCCATCGTCCTGAGCGCGGCATTCACCGTGTTCTCGGACATCGGTTTTCACGGTCCAACGGGCGAAATCCAGAAACATTTTTGCACCCGTCAGGCGTATGCAACTGCGCTACATTCCCTAGCCTTTGGCATCCATGCCTCCACATCTCTGGTGATCTTGTCTGGATACCGCTGTGAGAAAGTTTGCGTTTGTGAGTGCTGCAGCTGAGCGTGAGTACAAGGACCTGCCACAGGATGTGCAGGACGACTTTGGCAAGGACCTGCGGCGCATTCAGTACGGGCAGGATCCTGAGCGGCCGATCAAGTCACTGACTGACTCGGTGGGCGCGGGGGCGATTGAGCTCATCATCAATGGCAGCCCGGCATTCAGATGCGTGTACGTAGCCAAGTACGCAGATATGGTCGTTGTGCTGCATTCGTTCGTGAAAACGACCAACCGCTCTGACCGGCATGCGATGCAAGTCGCTGAAGACCGGTTGAAGGAGCTGAAGCTGGAGCTGAGAAAAATGGGGTACAGGGTTTAGCTGCCTTGCGCTTGCGAGATGACAATCTGGGGAAGGGCGCCAGCTTCGTTCGAGGGCAAGACAAGGCTGGTGCGAAAGCCGAGCTTGTCGAGCATATCCATCATGGCGTCCAGCGTGAATTTCTCGATCTTGCCATTGGCCAGCTCGGACACCCGTGACTGTGCCACGTTGAGCCTGGCTGCGGCCTCGTGCTGCTTGAGGCCCATTTTCTTGATGCAGTCTGTGATAAAGATCGACAGGTCCATCTTCAAGGCCATCTTGCTGGCAGTTTCCGCATCGTGGGTGACGTGGAAAGGGCTCTCGTGGAATTGAAGCGCCATTGGCTTGCCTCAGTTGAATTATCTAAAATTTAAGATAAATCGTAGCGGGGCTCGATTGGAGAGTCAAAGCGTTTCTGTTTGAAGGCGTGTCTGTTTTTTGAGCTGCATTGTTGCCCAGAAAATTTGCTTTACAGGGATTGCCGGGCCGCTGCGCAGCCCATCGCAGGCAAGCCAGCTCCCACACCGATCGCGCTGGAGTTAAGGTATTTGCGACACCGAAAACAAAAAAGGCCCACCTTTCGGTGAGCCTTTTGAGTACTGCGTATGGTGCCGGCACCAGGAATCGAACCCGGGACCTACTGATTACAAGGCACCTGCACACAACAAGGAAATCAATGACTTAGGGCGCTTCCTTGTTACGCGCAGACGCCTGAAACGCCAGTGTTTTCAGGGGGATATGAGGGCTTGTTACGCGAGGGGGCGAGGTGGTTTCGGTGTATCGGAAGGGTCTACAAGCGGCAGGCTGAGGTCGTAGATGTCGAGCATGGCTTCGTCGCGGTGGCCGCTGGCCTGCTGCTTCTCCGCCCGAGTGCCTGGGGTGTCGGTGATGCCCCGACGTTTAAGATCGTGCAAGCCATAACGCTCCTCTTCAAGGAGCACACCCGCTTCAACTGCCTTCGTCATGAAACGTTGCCAGGCGGTGTCCAGCCCCGACTTGCTCAGGGCCATGCCCTGGCTGCCGACGATCAGCGGCCGCCGCTCAGGACGCAGGGGAGTGGGGAACTTGCGAGCAGTCCAGATCTGCAACCGATAGGCCTTGGCCTCGTCCCATACAGCGCGAAGGCGTGGAGTCCAACGGACAATATTGTCCCGGCTGCCTTTCCGGCGGTTGGTCTGAACCCCTTCCTCCAGCTCGTTCGCGTCGGTCAGGGTGACGACCTCAATGCCACGGAGCCGGCACAGGTAAGCCAGCTCCATCGCAATACTCAGGTACGCCGGGCAACTGCCTGGCTCATTGCGATGCAGTCGGCCGAGCGCCTTGGCCCGATCGATCATATCTTCCATCACCTCCACGGATGGCAGGCGCCGCTGCTTACGTTCGGCCGGCGCTTCCACGCCCTGGGCAGGATTGCTATCCACATAGCCCCGGTTCCGGCCCCACTGCAGGACGCGGCGCAGGTAGCGCAGCACATGAGCGGCTTTCGACGGAGTGCCCTCGGCGGCGATCTTGTCTACGAGCCGCTGTACCAGGGCGGGGGAAAATCGGCGCACGGCCAAGTCGCCCAAAGGCTTGCCCATCCTGGTGTCCTGGTTCACCAGGACATTGCAGCAATAGACGTAATCTTCCTGGGTGCGGGGCGAGAGTTCATTTTTGAACTTGGGGCTGTCGTGAAACTGCTGGCACAAGTAGCGCAGGGTATCGCGATCGGTGTTGCCGAACTCGTCCATGATACGGTGCAGCTCGGCCAAGGTGGCGTCTGCCGGTGCAACGTTTCGCCGGCACTGCTTGCCGTTTTCGTCACGGTGAGAGGTGTACCAGATCCCCGATCCCCGCTGGTCAAAGTAAATAGCCGCGGGGAGCGCGGCTTGATCGATGTGGCTTGGGATGTGCGGATTATGCTTCCGCTTTCGGGCCTTCTTCATAGGATGTCGGCGTCGTATCGCTCCGGGTGGCCAGGGCTTACGCCGCCGGCACGGTTGATAAGGTCAATGGTAGTCCAGGGCCCGGACTTGCCTCGAAACATGCGTATACCCTGCTGGATCAAGGTTCGCTCAACGTCCGATCGGCGTTGGTAGCCGGTGATTCGCTGAAGGTCCTCAAAACTCAGAACGTCGCTGGTGGTTGTCCCCATGCTGTGTCTCGCTGAAGCGCCTGCCGGGATTATCGTGAACTCCCGGCAGGGTGGTTATTAGAAATTGTGGGCAGATTTCCTAGGGGCGTACATGTCCAATCAGCCGTAGCAGAGGCCGACTAGACCTCCGAGCCACCACCACACCCGTTCTGCTGCATGGAAGCCCAGTCCTGCCAGGAAGCCGAGAGCCAATATCTTTGAGAAGTTCACAGAGTGCCGCCCTCTTGCTGACATGCAATCCGTGGATTAACCGCAGTTGGCTGGATGGCCGCAGCCATCGACATCACGCGGAAGTCACGCTCGGTGACATTCGGTTCGGGTCCGTCTGTTGAGTCGGTGGGGAATAGCCGGTTGGCTTGGATGAACGCTGAAAACGCATCCTGGAAGTGGGCGCCCAGCGCCTTACGCAAGGCGTCATAGTGCAGCTCAAACTCAATAGCTTCTGCGGGGGTCACCCTGACCCCTACCAGCTTCCGGTTCTGCTTGTGCCGGTACGCATCTGGAGAGCTGGTGTTGCAGATCTTTGAAAGGATCTGGAGCGCGAGCCTGGATTCGAACTTGCTGGCGGTGGGGAACCAGCGGATATCCCGACGCTCGTCAGCCAGGTCATCTAGTGTCATCCCGTGGCGCGCAAGCAGGTTTTCCAGCATGCGTTGAGCGTTATCCTTTTCGCCGCCGACGCCTCGCTCAGCCAAAGCCTGGAGCTTGCGCAGCTTTGACTGGACCTTTTGATCGAGCGTTTGTGCAGTTTGCTGATTCATGCCTTCATCTCAATTTGGGCGCTGCGTTGTGCGGAAAAGGTTACGTGGGGGTCCTTGCTGCTACGACTAGCGGCGAACAAGTCCGGTTGGGGCAGGTCGGCACCGAGCTTGCTGGCCAATGCGCTGGCTGCGGCTTCAGCGCTGATGGTGCTGCTCGCGGTCGCTTTTTCGCCACGGGCGCGGGCCGTGTAGCTGCCGGCGCTCAAGCGAACGGTGATCACCAGGTCATCTGTTTTGTGAGCATTCATCCCGCGATCTCCGTCATTGCCACTTCTTCAAATGTGGGCAGCTGAACGTCTGCACCAATTACGCGGATGCCACACCACCCGAAGGCATCGCCTTCGATCTCTCCGCCCCATCCCTCTCTGTTGTGCAGCTCTTTGGTCGTTCGCTGGCAGTACCAGTGGTCGCTGTCGTCGAAATCCGCACCACGGTCGCCGAGCAGCTCGCACATGACCTCTTGGCCAGCCATTCGGATGACAGCTCGCACAACGTTGTCGTCTTCTTCGTCCTGACGGTCCTCGGCACCTGTCCAGAAGCTGTTGATCAGCTGAGCACGTTCGGTGTTGAGTCGATCAAGGTTCACTTCGAGGGTTACTTCGTAGTCCTTCCAGGTGTCTTTGATCTTGAAACGCTTGATGTTGGTCGGTGTGGTCATGCTTGAGCTCCTGGAGCGATAGCGGCGCGCTGGGGCGCCAGGGTAAGCGCCCATGCCGGGTACAGCTCTTTCGGGCGGTTCTTGTAGCGAACGAGAACCCAGGGGCCGAGGGGATACAGCACCGTGGCCACCTTGTGATGACGGCGGGTGCAACTCGACCGCTTGGCGCGCACAAGCTGGCTGACCTTGTCGCCGGGTTTGAAAGCCTTTGTGATAGCCTTCCGGCCGCCAGACTTGAGCCTCTTCTTAGGGCTGAGGGGGTGGGGGCGATTGGGTCGCACTTCATTTCTCCTTGGGTTTGGTTGGTGCCGGGGAGCTGCAACTCCTTGGCACCACTTCTTTCGAATTCAGTTACGGCGGGCGAGGTGGACGACCAGGTCGTCGAACCTGTCGTCGTCTTCCACACAGCTCTGCCAGGTCAGAACCTCATGGATCTGCGCCCTGGTGCAGTCGTCGACCAGGATCTCCCGCTGCCCGGCGTGGAACCGCACTTCCAGGATCGAGAGCAAGCCGTCGCTGGCATAGGCACCTGCGTTGACGATGGAGTGGTCCTTCCCGGCCCTGGCCAGGCGGTCCTGTTCTTGCTGCAGCTGGCTTTGCCCGCAGCCGCCGGCATTGCCCATCAAAACGTGAATCAGCATGGTGGCTCCTTGCTCAGGCCTGGAAGATCCAGCACTTGACGATGGGTTGTTTGGTAATCGTGTAGTTGCTGCTCTTCGCCTGGTGGGAACGCACGGCACTGTCGACGGCCTTGTTGACCTCGATGAGCTTGTGGGAGCGGGAGTCCTTGAGCCGATCGCGCAGCTCGTTGATGTCGGCCAGCTTCTGGCGGTGCTCGGCGGCGCATTTGACGAAGTCGTTGAGGTTGATGGCGATCACGTGGTCTTTCTTGCTGTGGTTCACCACCGGGCCATCGGCGTCGAGGCCCTGCAGGTACTCGTAGACCTCCCAGAATTCGGCTACGACTGGGTGGTCCGAGCTGATCGAGGCCTGGCGCTCGATTGCCATCCGTACGAGCTGGGCGCGGGTGTGGCTCACCTGGTCATCGCTGAGTGGTAGCACCAGGCTCAGGCAGTCGAGCAAGGCCATCATTTGCGCGTGGTTGAAGATGATCCGCTCCACGCGGATGTAGCCGCTGAGCTTGTTGCCGCAGTGGTGGCAGTGGTTTTCCTCGCCCTGGAACGGGGTCTGGCAGACGAAGCAGTGCGAGTGCAACGCGCGGAGCTTGGCCTCGTACACCGGCAGTCGCTGGGCGAACAGCTCCAAGACTTCAGCCTCCTTGCGCACAGCTCGCACCAGGAAGTTGCTCAGCAAGGCGCCGTCCAGGCTGTTCAGCCGATCGGCGGCTGCGCGGCTTTCAACCGTCACCTGTGGACGCACGAAGTGCAGCTTCACGATCCGGGTCATGATCGCTTCGGACGCCACTACGGGGGCGTTCTGGCTGATCGCGATCGTCCCGCGGAACGGCGGTTCATAGGTTTCGTTGCCGGCGGTCTTCACGCCCTTGGTCGCCAGCGTACCGCCGCCGAAGTAGTCCTTGAGTTCGTCCCACTCAAAGGTTTTGGCGTGGCTCTTGTCGTCGCCGCTGCGGTCGGATTCGAGCAGCACCACCGGCATCCCGGATACCTGGCCCATCAAGCGGCTGCGACCCGCTTTGGTGGACTTGGCCGGGTCGAAGCCTTCGTACCCCTCGCGGCCGAACAGCTTCCACAGCAAGGTGAGCAGAGTGGTCTTGCCGGCGCCGGCCTCGCCAGTTGCCTCCAGGAACGGGAACGACTGGTATTTGTGCCGGATCTGCTCGGCAAAGAGTGAGCCAAACCAGAAGTTCAGGGCGACGATGCCCTGGGCTCCGAAGCAAGTCCACAGCAAGTCCAGCCATTCCGGGCTATAGCGTTTGTCGTCGCGCTGCAGGGCCATTTTCACGCCCTTCTGCAAGCTCTTGAGCTTGAGCTTGCCCATCTCGAAGAACTCCTCCTCGTTGACGCCGACGATCTGGCCATCACGGACGGCCACATCATTGAACACATAACAGCCGTACTCGCGGCTGTAGCCGAGGTAGTCGATGGTCTGAACGGTTTTGATACCGAAAAGCTGGTCTTTCATGATCTTGTCCAACTGCTGTCCACTGCCGGTGAACACGGCTCCGGCACCCATGCCGAGAAGTCTTTTCTTGAATTCGCTTGCGGTGGCCACCTGGCTACCGGTGAAGGTGTTCTTCACAGCGGCGCCGTCGTGTGGGAAGTCGACGCGGAAGAAGTACCAGGACTCGTCGGTGATCTCGTTTCGCTGGTAATACAGGGCCTTGGGGTAGCAGTTCGCGATCTCGACTACGCAGCCGGACATGCGCAGCGCCTTGGCGCGCCGAGCTTTGTCGTTCAGTTGCTGGTCTTCCTGGCTCTCGCTTGAGTCCAGGGCCTGCATTGCGCTGTTGAACTTGGAAATGTCGAGCCGCCACCAGTAGAGGCGGGAGTCGAAGCCAAAGTGGAATTCCTCGCGCTCTCGCCACTGGTACATCAGCAGCGCCTTTTCCACCGCGCTCTCCGCGATGAGTAGCGCCCCGTGGTGCTTCGCCTCGTCCAGCTCGTTCTTGATGCGCTCGGCCCGTGCCTCGTCGTCATCCATGAATGCCCAGCGCTGGTGCAGATCGTTCCAGTCGATCTTGCGGGCATCTGGCTGCGGGATCTGGGCTGCCTCGCAAGTGAAGCCGAGGGTGCGGGCCTGCTTGACCCAGGCCTTGGTGTATTTGTGCGCACCTGGTTCGTTGTCGAGCGCCCAGATCAGCTTGGGCGTCTTACCTTCGCAGGTGGTGATCAGGGCCTTGAGTGATTCTTCCGGGTAGGCGTTGGAAGACAGCGCGGCCACGGCGGCGATGCCGTTATGCAGCAGAGCAATCGCGTCGAAGATGCCCTCGACGATCCACAGCTCCTTGACCTCCTGCAGGTCCAGACATGGCGGGCACCACCAGTAGCCCTTGTAGCTCTGGCCAGGCTGGAAGCGCGCCTTCTTCTTGCCGAAGCGTGCCGGCTGGTCGATGAGGCGCTCCCAGTAGCCTCCGTGATCGAGTGGAAAGCGCACCGTTGCCGATCCGATGCCTAGCTCGCGATCGAAGTAGTTTTCTTGGGTGTACCAGCCGTGGATCAGGCCAGTATCGAAGCCTCGGGCAAATGACAAGTACGCCATGGCACTGGCCGCTGGAGCCTTGTCGGTTGCTGGGGCGCGCTTGCTCCAGTCGTCGAACAGGTCAGGGTAGATTTCCTTTACCGGCGCCATGTATCGACACTTTTCCTCGCGACCGCACCTGATGAACCAGGGGTTGTCGTGACGCGAGAACAGACGGCGTTGGTTGCACTGAGGGCAGGTGCCCTTGCGCATGTACTCGGTACCGGCCATCGGCCTGGGCGGTGTCGAGCTGCTGCGCTAAGCCTTCGGCAGTCAGCCGCTCGATACTCAGTTGGTGCTTCAGCCACAAGACCCAGCCACCGCCGGCTATGCCAGCAATGAGGGCAGCGGCCATAACGCTCCCTCGCAAGCCAATCACTCGAAAAACTCCCCGAGATACAGCCGGCGGAACTCTTCAGGCGAGTGAAACAGTCTGGCCTCGTGCAGCAGGTCGGCCATGTCGCTGCCCCAGTAATGCCGCTCGAAGTGACCACCCTTTGCGTGCAGCAGCTGCAGGAGGATGTCATCCCCAGGGGCACTACCCAGCTTTCGGGTGAAGCGTGGAGACGAGTAGTAGTAAGCGTTCGAGCGAACGACTGCGGATTTCAGCCAATCAAACTCGTCGTAAAACCACACGCCATCAGCAGAATCGGCGTCATCGGGGAGCTTCTGCAGATCCCGATAAACATAGGCGCCGGGCAATTGAGCCTTAAAAAAACTCTCCAAACCCTTAGAGCAGACGATCCGGACCTTTACGCCATCGGCGAGATATCCCCTCGCCTTGATAATGAGGCGGTTGGTCTTTCCCGTCTGCCGAGGGCTGATCTCAAGCCCCAACGGACCGGCTTTTACGCTTTCGCGCAACGCCAATAGCTCTTGGCTGTGCGCAGTTGAAATGTCACCGATCGCTATCGGCACGTTGAAGCGCAGGTGCTTCGAGCATGCTGCGTGGAGACTCTGCGCATGTTCAAACGGCGTCCCCTCGGGCATGAGCAGAATATCTCCCGGCTGAAGTCGCAGACGTTTGAGGTGATCGTAGGCAGAGCGGATCTGTGCATTCTGCTCAGGGCAAACGCAGATGTGCTTTCCGCATGGATTGCTCATGCGGCCACCAATGCGCGGTCCTGGTGCCGCTCGAAGGCGCGCTCCAGCTTCACGTCGTACAAGTTTCGCTGGTAGTTCGGGCCGTTGTAGAGCTTGGCCACCGTTGCCCACTTCTGCGCCTTCAAGGCCTTGAGCAGGTTGGCGTCGGCTTCGATGTAGCGGACGAATGCCTCCAGGTGGTCCGCTTCGCTGCGATTCATCGCTGCCACAAAGTCGTGCACGCTGGAGTAACCCAGGCGCTGCCAGTGGTAGCCCATGACTTGGAAGCCGCCCCAGCTGGCGGACTCCAGCGCCGCTACGTCGTCCAGTTGCCGGGCCTGAGCGAGGCGCTGATGCTCAGCGCTCCCGCCGATGTAACCGCCGGCTTTCGGGTTAACCAGGTTGGGCACCTGCTTGGCCAGTTGCTCGGCGCGCTGGTGCAGCTGCTCCTGGTCATCACCGGATGAGCGGACCAATTGCAAGCGGTCAAACATGACGTGGCGCTCGAAAAGGATTACCGGCTTGCCGTTGTCCAGGAAGCCGAGGCCATTTGATTCGACCTCGTTCAGGGCATACACAACCGCGATCGGTACGCCGAGACGGGCGGAAGCCTGGACCAAGTCGGAATGTTTGAGGAGCTTGCCGGTGTCCAGGCCTTGCAGGCTGGCCATGGTCTTCGGGCCGGCGGCGCCATCTGAAACGAGCCCAACTTTCTCCTGGTAGGCCCGAACGGCCGCCTCGGTGGCATCGCCAAAGGCACCGTCAGTTTCCAGCTTGGCGCCTTTGGAGTTCAGCAGGCGCTGCAGTTCGCGAACCGCCTGGGAGCGGTCGCCATGTCGAAGGGTGGTCATGCTGTTCCCTCTTTACGGGTGAAGAACTTCTTCGCGGTTGCACGGGTGAACTCGACGCCTAGCAGGCCAATGACGCCCCCAAAGAACGGGGCCGCACTGATTGGGATGCCGATCAGTGACAAGCCGTGGCTGGCCGACAGGGCCAATGCGCCGCAGAGCGGGGCTTCGACAGCCATGCGGCGGATACCGCCGCCACCGTAGATCACTCGCAGGGCGGCAATAACGATGGCCAGACCGCCGGCATACAGGCCGGGCCAGTTGTGTTCGAGCCAGGTGGCGAGCCAGGCCCAGGTTTCAGGGCGGTCAGGCATTGGTGTCCTTCCTTGGTTGGATGTTGGGGTGGCTGGTCAGTCCCATAGGTTCACCATCTGGCGCTCGGGGGCTGCCGCTTGCAGTTCGGGGAGGGTGACGAGCAGGCCAGAAGGAAGCACAGGCCCCCTGTCGGCCAAGCCCGGATTGGCATCGAGCACGGCCTCGACCACGCCGGCCGTGCGGCCGTAGTGACGCCAGCACAAGGCGTCCACGGTGTCGTTTTGCTGAGTGCGCTTCTGCTCGGCCATCACAGCAGCTCCACGGTGGTGCGCGAGGTGCCCAGGAAATCGCGGACCGCCCAGCGCTGATCGCGCCTGTAGTCTTCGATGGTCGGGGCCGTTTCGTCGGCCTTCTTGGCGCCGCTGGCGGTGCTGTCGAAGTTTCGGTACCGCTCGCAAACCTCGGCGCCGGCCGCGCACTCGACGGCACGCACGTACAGGTGCACGCGCTCGGCGTTGGTGAGGCGGTCGTCATCTGGAACGGCGGCCAGGGAAGTGAAACCCTCGGCCTGCCTGGCCGCCCGCCACTTGGTTAGGTCCCGGTTGATGCTGATGATGCCCGCGACAACGGCGGTTTCGAGACGCGGAGGCGTGACGCTGGAGTCGATGCGCAGGGTTTCCCGCAGCTTGTCCAGGTCAATGGACGGCCAGAAGGGGTTGCTGTTGATGTGGGTGCCCGGTACCGATTCGCTCGGCACCAGACCGCCGGCAATGAATCCGCTCATGGTCGTGCTCTGAATAGGTCGGCGGTGGTCGGGACTTCACAGCTGAGCCAATGGCCGCTGATCCGACCCGAGCCGCCGGGTTGCGTGGGACGCTCGGTTAGCTGGCGGGGCCAGCGAGTTTCTTGAGGAGACGCTCGGCGGTCTCCAGTTCTTTCTTGCCGCCGCAGTGGGCGTCCTGCTCGATCGCACGCTTGAGCAGGTCGATGCCGCGTTGCAGTTGGCCTGGTTGGCCGGGGTTGCTTGGATCCAGGCCCTGCAGCGTTGCCCGTGCCAGTGCCAATTTCAGCTTGGCGCTGACCTCATCAGGCATGTCCTGGTCTTTCGTCAGCTCAGCCGTTCGCAACAGGGTTTCGATTGGGAACGGCTTGTCTGCTTTCTGGGCCTTGAGGGCGTTTTCAGCGATTTCCTCGGCAATCAGGCAGCCGCTGGTGCGATCAAAGCGGTTGGCCATCTTCAGGCCATGCTCTAGGACATAGGCCGCAACATCGAGGCCGGCTTCCCACTCTCCAGCGTCAAAGCGCCACAGCATGATGGTGGTAACCACATCATCTTGAGCACCGCGGCCCGACGCCAACACGCCGTCGATATAGGGCTTGTACTCGCCGATCAGTTGCGCCTTCAGCAGGCACTTGCTCTGAATTGACTGGATCTGCCGCAACCGCAGCTGATCCTGCTGCATCTTGGCGAGCATCAATTCGTATTGATTGAGCCCTTCCATCAGGGCGGCCGGTGCTGCGCTTGCCGCCTCCTTGGCGGCTCGTTTACGCAGCTGGGTTTGTTGCGACAAAGTCAGTCCCATGAGTTACGCCTCGGTTGGGGCCGGGTAGGTCAAGGCTTCGATGTTCTCCACCAGGGCAACAGCGCCGAAGTCTTCGATGACGTAGGCGTCGTTGCTGGACTGGTAGTCCGCGATCCGATCGAACTCCGGCTCGTCCTTGAGGTGACGGCGGCGTGCGCCTTCCTGCCAGTAGATCGACAGGTTCTTCAGGAAGGTGACCAGCACGGTGCCCGCCGGGAGGAAGGGAGCATCGACGACCGGCAGGCCGCCCAGACGGGCACGGCTGACGATTTCCTGCGCTGCGTTTTCTTCCTGGTTGGAGGTCGAGCCCTTCTCTACAGCCTTGAGCAGCTTGTCATGCATCAGGTCGCGGCTGACCAGGACAACCAGGTCAGGGCGAGAGCGATGCCAAGGGTCGAGCATCTGGATCGCGTCAAACACCACACCGTCGAGGGTTTGATAGTCGCCGCTGATCTCGGTGTCGACGCCGGCCACCTTGACGACCTTGGTTGTACCGACGCGGATCTTTCCTTCTACCGCGCCTTCGTCCAGGACCCGATCGGTTGCGCCTTCACGGATCTTCTGCAGCCAGCCCTTGTTAACATCCTGCAGCAGCGGGTTGGCAGCGCGATCAGTTGCAACGGCAACGGAGGTGCCGTTGAAGCCGATCATGATGCGGTCAAGCGCTTGGCGCTCAACGATGGCGTTGGTCAGCAGTACCTGGAACTCAGGGAACTTGGCCCAGGCATCGAGCAGTGCGTAGGGGAACGAAGTGTCGAAGTTGGTTTGTACGCAGCTGTAGCTGTCCTTGGACATCTCGGCGACGTTGGCCGGATTGCGGCGGTTACCCGCCCCGGTGTTGGTGCGGCTGGCCACAGGACCATTTACGCCTGCGAGCAGAGCTTCGCCTTGCTGCTCGTCGACGCCGATCACGTTGATCGCTTTCAGGAAGGCCGACGATTCCTGGGTGGCCTTTTCCAGGGCCTGCTGCACGGTGGGTGCAACGTTGAATTTTTCGGTGGCACTGGCCACCCCGTTGACCAGCGCAATCTGCGCGGCCAGGGCTGTAAAGACGATACGGGTTGCGTTACGCATTGTGTGTTCTCCGGGTGTTCAGGCTGGGTGAGATCAGAACTGGGTCAGCACTTTGCCGTCGCCACCGGTGGCCGGTGGACGGTGCTTTTGGCTGTGGTCTTCGGTATCGCCGAGGCGCTTGACCAAGTCGTTAAAGTCGGTGGTCAGCTTGGTGACCTTCTCGACCAGGTCATTGCGAGCGGCCACCTCCTCGGTGAACGCTTCGCCCTGTTCCTTGGCGTGCGTGGCCAGTGCCTCGATGGCCTCTGTCAGCTCGGAGAACTGGGCGTCATCCTTGACAGCTTTGTCCTTGCTCTTGCCGAGGGCTTCCATCACCCGCGAGAACAGTCCGGCGACCTTGCTCTCGCTGTCGGTGACTTCCTCGAATTCGAGCGCGATTTCGATGGCCTCGGAGAACAGGTTGTCCGGGTCATTTTTTCGCGCCTTGAGTGGGTTGGCCTCGGGATGCTGGGCGCTGAAGGTCAGCATCTCAGTGCCCAGGCTGGCCGGCGTGTCAGTTACGGCGATGCCGTCCAGGTAGGCGCGGCCGGTGTCTGCGAACTTCGGGCGGATCTCGATGCTGGTGAAGATTTTCTGACGGGCCTTGTTCAGGGCGATCAGGTCGGCGGTAGGCTCGATCTGGGCGAACAGGGCCAGCTTCTTCTTGCCGGCGACCTCTACTTCCTCGGTTTTCAGTGCCACGACGTCGCCGTAGGCCTTGAACGGGCCGTCTGGCAGTACGCTGCGGAAGTGTTCGAGCCAGACGCGAGCGCCATAGGTGTTCGGGTTGTAGGTTTCGGCAGCGTCCACCAACCACTGGCGCTCGATGGTGCGGCCGTCAGTGGTTGCGCCTTCAACGGCGACGCGGAAGAACTTGCTGCGGAATTTCTTGCTTGCTGCCATGCGGGCTGTCCTCAGTGCGGTGGCGTTGTGCCTTGCGATGAGGGGCATGGTCCGCAGCGGGCTGCTATACGGCAACGCGCTGCACTTGTAGGCCTGCGGGCTACAGGGGGCGCCAGTGGGTGAATACGCGCGCGAGCGGCAGCATCGGCGCCATGAACACTACCGCCCAACCTACGACCGATCCGCGCCGCCAAGCCAAGTTCATGTATTGGACTGGGTGGCGCATCACCGATATCGCCGATTATCTCGACGAGAAGGAGAAGACCGTCCACAGCTGGAAGGCCCGAGATGAATGGGATCGGGCCGACAACGTCGAGCGTATTGGCGGCGCCCTGGAGGCGCGGCTGGTGCAACTGATCCTCAAGGACGGTAAGACCAGCGGCGACTTCAAAGAAATCGACCTTCTGCACCGGCAACTGGAGCGGCAGGCGCGTATTCAGCGGTACCAGGGCGGCGGTACCGAAACCGACTTAAATCCGAACATTGCCAAGCGGAACGAAGGGCCGAAGAAGCAGGCCAAGCGCAACGAGCTGGATGAGGAGCAGATCGAGAAGCTTGTCGACGCCTTCCGCGACAGCTGTTTTGACTACCAGCTCGACTGGTACCGCGCTGGCAATCAGCGCACCCGGATGATCCTCAAGAGCCGGCAGATTGGCGCAACGTTCTACTTTGCCCGGGAAGCACTGATCGACGCCATTACGACCGGTCGAAACCAGATCTTCCTGTCGGCCAGCAAGGCCCAGGCGCACCAGTTCAAGACGTACATGCAAGCGTTCCTCAATGAGGTGCTGGGCATCAAGTTGACCGGTGACCCCATCGTGCTGTGGAACAACGCCGAGCTGCACTTCCTGGGTACGAACTTCCGCACCGCCCAAGGACGGTCCGGCAACTTCTATTTCGACGAATTCTTCTGGGTGCACGGCTTCGCCGAGATCAACAAAGTGGCCTCGGGTATGGCGCTGCACAAGAAGTGGCGCAAGACGTATTTCTCCACGCCGAGCAGCATGGCGCACCCGGCCTACACCTGGTGGACAGGCGAGCGGATCAACAAGGGCAAACCGACCGCGCAGCATATCCAGCTGGATGTGACCCACGAGGCCCTGCAGCAGGGCCGGCTGAGTGAGGACAAGATCTGGCGGCAGATCGTCACGATTATGGATGCCGAAGCCAGGGGCTGCGACCTGTTCGACCTGGACGAGCTGCGACTCGAATACGACGCGGCAGCGTTCCAGAACCTGCTCATGTGCCAGTTCGTAGACGACGGGGCGAGCATCTTCCCGCTCAGTATGCTGCAACCCTGCATGGTCGAAAGTTGGGACTGGCCCGGATACAGCCCGTTCGCTGCCCGGCCTTACGGAGAGCGACCGGTATGGGTTGGGTACGACCCGGCAGAGACCGGTGACTCGGCCGGCCTGGTGGTGCTCGCGCCTCCGTTGGTACCGGGCGGGAAGTTCTTCCTGTTGGAGAAGCACCAGTTTCGCGGAATGGACTTCAACTCGCAGGCCGAGACGATCCGCCAGATCACCAGGCGCTACAACGTGGCGTATATCGGTATTGACACCACTGGCATGGGCAGTGCCGTGGCCCAGCTGGTGCGCCAGTTCTTCCCCGCGCTTCGCACTTTCGCCTACAACCCCGAAGTCAAAACCCGCCTGGTCATGAAAGCGTGGGATGTCATCAGCAAGGGCCGGCTGGAGTTTGATGCCGGGGCTACTGACGTGGCGCAGTCCCTCATGGCCATTCGCAAAACCATCACACCTGGCGGTCGCCAGTTCACGTACACCGCTGGCCGGAACGAAGCCACCGGCCACGCCGACCTGGCTTGGGCGCTTTTCCACGCCCTGCATAACGAGCCGCTCGAAGGGCAGACCGCTACCAACACTCGCATCATGGAGATCTTCTGATGAGCAACATCGATCTGGCCGGCGCCGCGCCGGAGCCTGCTGGTGAGCTGCTCGCCAACCCCAGTGCCCGAGCCGAAGCCTTCACCTTTGGCGATCCGGTACCGGTCCTGGACGGGCGTGAGATTCTGGATTACCTGGAGTGCTACCTCAACGGTAGATGGTATGAGCCACCTGTCTCGCTGGAAGGCCTGGCCCGATCTTCGAAGGCCAGCGTCTACCTGCAGTCTGGACTGATCTTCAAGCGCAACGCCCTGGCCCGGACATTCATTCCCCACAAGCTGCTGAGCCGGCAGGCTTTCGAGCAGATCGTCATGGACCTGGGGTGGTCGGGCAATCTGTACCTGGAGAAGCGCGACAACATGCTCGGCCGGGCGATTGGGCTTCGGCCTTGCCTGGCGAAGTACATGCGTCGAGGTGCGGATCTGGAAACCTACTACCAGGTGCGCGGCTGGCGTGATGAGCACGAGTTCAGGGCTGGCAGCATCTGCCATCTAAGGGTGGCGGACATCAACCAGGAGGTGTACGGCCTGCCGGAATGGTTGCCAGCGCTGCAGGCCGCGCTGCTCAACGAGGCGGCAACGCTGTTCCGCCGCAAGTACTACCAGAACGGTAGCCATGCGGGTTTTATCTTGTACATGACCGACGCAGCCCAGAATGAAGACTTTGTCGACGACCTGCGCACGGCAATGAAGAGCAGCAAGGGACCGGGCAACTTCCGCAACCTGTTCATGTACGCGCCCAACGGCAAAAAGGACGGTATTCAGCTGATCCCGATCAGTGAGGTGGCGGCGAAGGACGACTTCGGCGCGATCAAGAACATCAGCCGCGACGACCAGTTGGCCATGCTACGAATCCCGCCGCAGCTGATGGGCGTTGTACCGCAGAACTCTGGTGGCTTCGGTTCGGTACGTGAGGCTACCCAGGTGTGGGCGGTGAACGAGCTGGAGCCCGAGCAGGCCAGGCTGCTGCAGATCAACGAATGGCTGGGGGAGGAAGTGATCCGGTTCAACCCCTATGAGGTGCCGGCCGGCAATACCAACTGAAACAGAAAAGCCGCCCATCGAGGCGGCTTTTTGTTATCCCAGCTCGATATCGGTGAGCTTCGATATCTGCTTTCTCATAAACCCTTTGCCAAGTGCTGCCAGCGTATCCATGGTAAACACGCCTGCGGCTGTTGCGCCCTTCTTTGTCAAAGCCCAGACCGCGTCGTCTCGAACTGAGTCGATAAAGTCATGCCCTATTGGGGTCAGCGCCCGGAAGCTGAACTGCCCTGACGGATTCATTCCACGGCCGCCAGCCATGTCGATCCAGCCGCTCTGAAGAATCTGATCGACGTGGTAGTAAACCGCGTCGCTGTCATAGCCCGGTATTGCCAAGTGGTCTTTGTAGCTGACCATGGCAATAGCGGTCGCTGGCTTCTCCAAACTTTCCAACTTCAGCATCAGCAGTCGGATCAGCTCTGGGTCACGCTGCATCATTGTTCCTCCTTGAGGCGGCCCTGCGCCGCATCTGAACGATAGCGCCGATTCCTTCTGGGCACCATTGGGTAGTCGCGCTGTTCTGGGCCCGGCGCGCGCCCTCGTCCCCCCGCCACGCCTGCGGGCTAAACGTGTCGGAATTTCTGCGCCCCTGCAGCCAGGGTCAAGCCGCCCAGTATCTGGGCTTGGGCAGGTGGTGAGCTGTGTCGGCGTTCTGCGAATCCCTGCAGCGGCGGGGTTTTCTGTGGCGAACGGGGGGGTGGGCTCAGTGAATCTGGGGGAGCCATCGGAAAAAGGTAAGTTTTCGTGGAGAAGGGGCTGGGGGATCTCAGAGGCCCGGATTTACTGGGCTTGGTCGCTAACTTTTGATGGTTAGGAATGGTTAGGTTTGAGGTTAGGGATTCTCAAGTGCCTGATTTTAAAGGGATTTATTTTTGAGAAACTGACTATAGGTAAAGGTAAGGAAATTACTATTACTTAACCAAAACCTAACTTTTAGAGGTCTTCTGGAGGCCAGAAACGGAGAGGGATGCAGCCTGTTCGCATGAAACCTAACCGACCTAACCTTTTTCCGATGGGTCAACATCAAACGGCGGTCGCCCCTAGGGGGAGGCTGGTCGAGGGTGACACGCAGATCTGCGCTTGTGCACGCCTCTTGTTACGTCGGTTGTTACGCGCACTGCCGAAACGACATGAAGAAACGCACGTAACACCTTGATAAATATGGTGCCGGCACCAGGAATCGAACCCGGGACCTACTGATTACAAGTCAGTTGCTCTACCATCTGAGCTATACCGGCAATGGGGCGTCATTATAACGATCGGTTGGCGCCTGTAAACCACTTCCTTTCGATTCAGCGCAAATGAGCTAAGTCACCGGCCTAAAAGGAGAATTTTCTTACCAGCCGCGGTGGATGGTATTGACGCTGGGCTCGGTCTTGCCGGGGTTGAAGAACAGCTTGTGGTTGTCGCAGCCGCGCTTGCGGCATGGGGTTTCGCCGCGCAGCGGCAGGCCGTTGTCGCCGCCCAGTTGCATGCCTGGGGTGTTCCAGTCCAAGTTGCCGTGATGGTGCGTCGGGGCGCTGCTCGCGCAGGCGCTCAGGGTCAGGGCGGAAGCCAGCAGGGCGAAAATTTTGGCTCGGTTCACGATGTCTAAATCCGTTTGTCCACTGTCGGTTCTGGCGCAACGCCAGAAGGTCGCGAGGCTGGCGGGCAGCAT